CAAGACCTATGCATAACAAAGCTACTGATATGACTTTAAAAGGAGTATTGAAAGGCGCGTTGAAAGGCAAATAATGTCAAATTACGAAAAAATAACAGCCAACGAATTTGTGCAATGGCTTAAAGGATATTTAGAAGCGGTAGATGCTACTAATATTACGTATAAAGAATATGAAAAAATAATGGAAAAATTAGTTTCTGTTAAGCCAAAGGAAGATGAATAATGAAATTGATGAGTATTTTAACGGAAGCAAAGCAACAAGACTTTAAACGACTTCCTTTGGCATATAAATTGTCTGCATTGAATCCAGTTATTGATACTGCTACAATGGAAGAACATTATAAAAAACACTTCAAAGGATATACTGATAAATTTAATGCTGCATGTAAAGAGTTTAAATATTCATCAGATAAACATGGATTATTAGAACGAGCTATAGACATATGCAAAAAACATTATAAAAAAGATGCTATTAGAAACAATGGCGGAGGATATATAAATCATTTATTATATTTTGAAAATATGACTCCTGATTATAAAGCACCAAGTGTAAAGTTAATGGCAATGATTAATGATTCATTCGGTAGTTTCACTGAATTTAAAGAAGAATTTAAACAATCAGGATTAGATCAATTTGGATCTGGATGGGTTTGGTTGTGTGCTAACAATGGAAAGTTAGATATCAAAAGCACTGCTAATCAAGATAATCCAGCTTTTGAGCCAGGAATGGGAAGTACACCTATATTAGGGATGGACGTTTGGGAACATGCATATTACTTAAAACATCGAAGTAAACGTGGTTCTTATATCAATGACTTTTTTCGTGTTGTTGATTGGAAAGTAGTAGAGGAAAGATTGTGATTAAATTAAAATCATTATTATCAGAAAAATTTGTATCTAAAGCTCAACAGAAATATATGTTTGCAACTAATCCAACAGTTGCAAAAAAGTTAGCTAGCAAAATGACTGATCAAGATTATAAAGAATTACCTGATAAAGTTGACGAAGATTCATTAAATGAAAAAGGTACCCGTTGTTGGAAAGGATATAAAAAGAAGGGCATGAAAACCATGTTCGGAAAGCGTGTTCCTAATTGTGTAAAGCAAGAAGCAAAACTTCCTGACGATGGATTTTCAGAAAAAGATCAAATGCTCATGTATGAAGATGAGATTGAAGAAGATTTAAGATCTTGGTTTGGTAAGGGTGCAAAAGGTAGTTCATCTGGTGGCGGATGGGATCGTTACAATACCAAAGGAGAAAAAATTGGTAAGTGTGGCGATAGAAAGAAAGGCGAAGGTAAACCAAAATGCCTTTCAAAAAAAGCTGCGGCTAGTATGTCTAAAGAAGAAAGAGGTGCTGCAGTTCGTAAAAAACGAAGAGAAGATCCAAAGAAAAATCGACGTGGTAAAGCTAAAAATGTTTCTAGTACAACAAAAAAAGAATCTGTTTTAGATGAAAAATCAAAAACAAAAAAGCGAGATGCGTGTTACCATAAAGTTAAAGCCAGATACAAAGTATGGCCTAGTGCATATGCATCAGGAGCATTAGTTCAATGCAGAGAAAAGGGTGCAGCTAATTGGGGCAATAAGTCAAAAAAGTAAAATGATTAAATTAAAACACATATTAACTGAAGCTATTATTGGTAATTCAATTAAATGTGATAACTGTGGATGGTCTTGGAAAATAAAAGATGGTGGTGATGATTTATATATATGTCATAAATGCGGCCATGATAATACTCCACAATTAAAAGAAGATCCTAAAAAGGGAACTGGTAAGAAACCGAAAGGGTCTAGTCGTCGTTTATATACAGATGAAAATCCAAATGACACTGTGTCGGTTAAGTTTAAAACTAAACAAGATGTTGTTGACACTTTAAATAAATCTAGTTTTAAAAACAAATCTCATAAACGCCAATCACAAATTATAAATCTTATACATCAAAGATTACGTGTAGCAGTTGATCGTACAAAAGATCCTAAAAAGAAAAAACGTTTACGTTCTGCATTTGAATATATTAAAAAGAAGAAAGCTGCTTCTAAAGAGAAAACTCAAAGAATGAGAAAATCTGAAAGCATTGCGCCTAATCATGATGGTAAAGCAGCACCATATGGATCTGGATATAAAAAAGTAAAAGAAACAATAAGTGGGACTCCAGCTTCTTCAGGATTTGGTAATCCAAGTAGCAATAGATATCGTGCTATAGAAAAACGAGGAGATAAATATTATTATAGACAAGATAACCCATTTTCTCCAGGTATAACACAAGAATTTGGACCATATAAGACTAAAGCTGCAGCTAAAAGAAAAATGGGTACATTCCCTCCAGGCCTTAATTATAGAGATGTAACAGAAAATTTTGCTGATAAAAAGGTTAAAGGAAAAAGCAGACCAGGTAGAGTTAAACGCTCTGGTGCTAGTTGTAAAGGCTCTGTAAGTAGTTTACGGGCCAAAGCTAAAAAATATGGTGGTGAACGAGGCAAAATGTACCATTGGTGTGCTAATATGAAAGCAGGAAAGAAATGATACGACTTAGTAATATATTAAATGAATCAATTATCGCTACTGGTAGTTTTCTTAAGTTAATGAAACAATTTGAAAACTCAGTAATGTCAGGATGGAACAGTAAAAAGAAATTATGGTATCCACATAAGAGTGTAGAAGGCGGAGCAAAAACTATTGCATATGGCCATAAGATACGATCAGGAGAAGATTTTAGCAAAGGTATTACAGAAAAATATGCAACAAGTCTTTTAATAAAAGATATAGATAAAGCAATATATAAAATTAAAAATGTATTGAGTATTGACATTGACTCTTTACCAAGATATGTACGACAAGCATTAGTTAATGCAATGTTTCGTGGGGAATTAAAAAGCACACATAAAACTGTAAACTTAATGAACCAAAATAAATGGCAAGAAGCTGCTAAAGAATATATCAACCACAATGAATATAAAAAAGGCGATACAGGTGTTAAAGAACGAATGGGTTGGAATTATGGTAAATTTAAATACTATGCTGACAGTCTTAAGGTATATATAGTTCAAGACGGTGACACGTTATCATCAATTGCAGCAAAGCAACCAAAAGGTATAACAATGTTAACTATTGCCAAAGCAAATGGAATAAACATAGATACACCTATTAAACCTGGCCAGAAACTTAAACTTAAATAATATTTGGTTATTTCTAATATATTTATTATTATATTAATATGTATACAGGCAGTTATAAAACAATGAATTACGTAGAACAATTATTTATTCGTTCCATTGATCAGATGAAAACTGATAATTGGGAATGGCCAGATAGATGGGATATTACACGTAAAAATAAGTTTCTGTCAGAATCATTGCAATATGCAGAAGAGTTAGAGTTATATGAACAATGTGCAATTATAAGAGATGTCCAAGAAACAATCAACTAAACGAGGAACGTGGGAATTAATACTCCACAACGATCAAACAGTTAGTTTCGATCATGTTATAACATGTTTAGTTGAAATCTGTGGTCACAATGAATATCAAGCAAATCAATGTGCTTTATTAACACATAATACAAAACGATGTTCCATTGTTGTAGACAAGTATAACATATGTTCTAACATAAAAGATCATTTAATAGAAGCTGGCTTAACAGTTACAATGAAAAAACAAAAACGAAATGTTTAAATATTTAAGAAAAATACGAATAGGACTTCTTCATGCCAAGTATCACCGAACATTAAAGAAGGCACAGATTGCAAGAAAACAACAGGATATCGTAAAATTTAAAAAATATATATACCGAGCTGAAGATGCTTGGAAACGAATAGTTATATTAACAAATAAAAATAAACCAATCGATGGGTAAGAAAGCAGCACACTCTGGTGAGTCACCAAAAGACAGATCCGTAAATTTAATGGACAAGTTCATAACAAGAAATGAACGTAGAAATAAACATACCGAACAATTACCAGGTCGACGAAAGGATCCAAATGTTCCATTTCACTTATGGCCACTAAAAGATCAGATTGAACATGTAGAAAATAGAACAGGAGCTGATCAATTCAATGATTTATACCCAGTATATTCATATTGGATAGACAAAGTTCAAACTCGTACTGGAGTGTATTCTAGAACATTTAACGATTTAACATCTAATTTACAAGTAGAATTACAAGATTTATATAAAACTAAAACGTCGGTACGAGATGCTGTAGAATTTTTAAAGAAACATAAAGTATATTAATGAGTGAATATAAGTATGTATATGGTCAAGGTCGAACTGCGTTAAATGTCCCTGAAACAGACATTCGATATGCAATGGAAAACACAAAGTCCAATGCTGCTGCAGCTCGCTTCTTAAAAATATCATTTACTTCATATAAAAAATATGCTAAGATGTATACTGATCGAGAGTCTGGTAAAACATTGTATGAGCTTCATAAAAATCAATTTGGTGTTGGAATACCAAAAGATGTAGTAAAAGCCAATAAAGGAATATATTCTATAGACAATATATTAACAGGTAAACATCCCAAGTATCCCATATGGAAGCTTCGCAATAGACTTTTAGCATTAGCAATACTTCCAGAGTCATGTAACAGTTGTGGGTATGCAGAGCGTCGAATAACTGACGATACTGTACCACTTCGTTTAGATCATATGGATGGTGATATAACCAATCATTGCATAGAAAATTTACAGATGCTTTGTATTAATTGTTACTATCAACAAAGTGGAAATCCTTATAATCAAGACAAGGAACGATACTGGAACTATAATTTACTTGAGTGATATTTATTAGTGTACTATGATGAAGCTCAGTAACATATTAAAAGAACAAAAAGCTATTAGCTTATCTCAACAAAAAGTTAATAATAACATAAATAAGTTATTACAAGAACAAAGTAAAAATAATTTAAATGAAAATTGGATTGACAATATCCAATATATTGCAGATTTTGCAGGCTTTATACCAGTATATGGTGATATTATAGATGCTATCAATGCAATAGTTTATTTTATTCGAGGAAAATTCTTTGAAGGTGTTTTATCAATCATAGCTATAATACCAGGAGTAGGATCAGTAATTGCATTACCGTTTAAAGCTCTATTTAAAACATTAGGTGTTGCATTTAAACCAGTAATGAAAATAGGCGCTGGAATGTTAGCAAAAGGCCAAGGAAAAGCATTTGCAAAAACATTTACAGACTTTTGTATTAAACAAGGAAAAACAAAAGAATTAAAATCAGTCATTGATATAGTTAAAAAACATAACAATACAATACTAACTTTCTTGAAACCATTAACATCAAAATTTGATGCGCTACATAATTTTAATCATATACTTATACCAAATGCTATAGAAAAATCAATTCAAAAAATGGCTAAAACTGGGTCTAAGAATACAAAAGGATTAGTAGATTTTTTTACTGAACTTGGATCTACGCCTGCTAAAAAAATAAAATCTATATCAAGTGATGTTCCAGATCAATTAAAGATTAAAGGAGTTCCAGCTGATCTTGTAAAACAAACACCATTCCAACCAAAAGTTGGTGATGCTAGTGTTATAAGTACATATGCTGATAAAACAGGAAACCCATCAGCATGGATTGCATCACCAAAAATTGGTAGTAATCTAGATAAATCTCAAATCGTCTTAAAACGAAAATCTGGTACCAATGAGATATCCATGATAACAGATGTCTCAGCACAACCACCAGGTTATTTTAAAGAAGCAATGGGAAAACTATCTGCAGAGTTACCAAATCATAAATTATTTGAAGGAGAAAGTATTTCAACTGATGGTATAATAATGTGGAGTAAATTTCGTAAGAATGGATATAAAGCAACAAAGGAAACATTTACTGTACCTGTTAGTACCGTAGGAACTAAGATTAAATTTGACGAATTAATTCCTAGTACCGATAAATTTCCAAATGCAAGATTTAGTGAACAAGGCTCAGCTGAAACAGCTATGGAGTTAGTTAAAACTGAATTAACAAAATTAAATTTACCTAATGCTAAGGTCAAGATAAAAAAATCAAAGGGTATACCTGGGGTTCCAGGCATTCCTGGGCAATTTAAAAGTAGACCAGGAATACCACCATCATTTCAATTAATGATTACATTACCTAAATTACAATCAACATCGAGATCTATAAAATATTACACAACAATTGCTGGAACTAAAGCCGTAGCTAAAACAGCACAACTTGTTACTAAAGAAGATGATATAAAATGAAATCATTAAAGCGTATAATTATAGAAGGTCGATATGATAGCTTAGTTACAAGGCTATCAAATAAACTGCTAAATGTAGTTAAAAATAGTTACTCCTCTACACAGTCTACAGACGGAAAATTTGCAGGTCATAAAATATATTATACAGAAAATGAAACTGTACCAAATATAGTTGCAGCAGATGATAGTGGCCGAGATTTACAACCGGAGATATATTTCGAAGAAGTGGAAGCTCCCAATATTCCCTTAGAATTTTATTTAAGTCTTAAAGTTCAATGGGTAGAAGGTCTCGATGATTATCGTGTAGGAGGAGATGCATTTAATGACTCGGCTAAAGATCCTTCTAAAGTTGATAGTCCACCACTCATAGAAATTAGATTTGAAATTGATCCTGTTGAATATCCAGATATACTTTCAGAAGTTTCCATGAATCTAAAAGATGTTTTACGACATGAAATAGAACATACAACACAAAGTGGTTGGAATGTTATGCAATCAAAATATTTGAGATCAGATGCTGCTCGTAGAGAGAAAATTGATAGTGGGGACATTGATAAATATCAATATTTCTTATTACAAAAAGAACAGCCAGCAATGATACAAGGATTATATACTAGAGCAAAGAAAGAGCGTAAGCCTTTTGCATTAGTAGTTAATACTTATTTAGATATATGGGTTAACAATGGCACCATGACTGCCGAACAAAAAGAAATAATATTAAAGCGTTGGAGAACAATGCTACCTAAACTAGGAATAAGACAGGAATTATAATATGGAAGAAACAACAATTTGCGAAGCGTGTGGATTATCAATGATGAAAGATATACGAGAAGGAATACTCGGAGAATCATTAACTGAAGCAGAATATAAAGGACGAAAAGTTACATTAAATAAACCAACGCGTGGTGACGTTAAAAAGTTTAAAGTATATGTAAAAAATCCTAAAGGCAATGTAATTAAAGTTAACTTTGGACACGGAGGTACTTCAGCAAAGAAAGCTGGACAAAAAACAATGCGAATACGAAAGAATAATCCTAAAGCCAGAAAGTCTTTCCGAGCTAGACATAAATGCCATCAGAAGAAAGATAAAACAACAGCAGGGTATTGGTCATGCAAAAAATGGTAGAACCAGATGATTGGGATGATTGGTATCCCGATACATTGTTATAAAAAATAAAAAGTTATGGGATTTCATAAAAGATATATAAGCAAACAAGTAATTATATCGGCATTTAAGGAAAATGGTGCCGAAAGAGTATCAGATCTATATATTAAAAGTGATGCTATAACCACTGAACCAAATAGTCCTATATGTAAATATATTACTAAAATAATGCATTTAAATGAAACTCTTGAATACAAACATCATTTAATAAATGTATATATGATGCAATTATTAGAAGGATTATATCCTTTAAAATAATTTAAATTTTTCTTGGATAGTTGCAATTTTTTAACTATATTATTAGTATAATTATTAAATTAAAGCTATGAAAGAAAAGATTCAAGGAAGTATTGGAGAGTTAAATGGAAATTTATCAGTCTTTACATTTGATGGTAAAACCATTACACATTTGTTTAGACCAGATATGATTAAGAAAGCATATGAAAATGGTCAAGGATTAGAATTTAATGAAGATACTGGCAGAGGTAAACGTATTGAATTATCTAATGTAACTTCGGAAACTACAGTTGATGTCCCAAAAGCAAAAATTAAAGACAATGATCCGGTAATTGCATTTATTAAAAATGCACCATCAATTAAGCCAGCTAACTTAGAAATGTCAGATACTAAATGGAAGTATTTAATTAGATCGGTAGTTCGAGGTAAAAATATAATGATGGTAGGACCTGCAGGTTGTGGTAAAACTCAAGCAGCAAAGTCATTACCAGAAGCAACCAATCAACCATTCTTTTATTTTAATTTAGGTGCTACTCAAGATCCTAGATCAACTCTAATTGGTAATACCCATTTTAAAGATGGTGAGACATTGTTTGATAAGTCTCCGTTTGTTAAGGCACTAGAAACTGAGAATGCAATTATTTTATTAGATGAGTTATCGAGAGCACATCCAGAAGCATGGAATATATTAATGACTGTGTTGGATGAGGAACAAAGATATTTGAGATTAGACGAATCATTTGACTCTCCCGTAATTAATGTAGCTAAAGGGGTTTCATTTATAGCAACGGCTAATATTGGTACGGAATATACTTCTACTAGAGTATTAGATAGAGCTTTGATGGATCGATTTGAAATTATTGAAGTAGATATTTTAAGTTTAGAACAAGAATTATCATTGTTAGGTAACAGATACCAGAATTTGTCTGATGAACTATTACGATCGGTTGCAGATATTGCAGATGTAACTAGAAAAGAATGGAGATCTGAAGAAGGTAAACTATCCACAATGATATCAACTCGTATGACAGTTAGAATGTGTGAATTGTTATCAGATGGATTTGATCTAGCAGAAACTACTCAAGTAGCAGTGTTACCATTCTTTGATGCATCAGGAGGATCAGATTCAGAAAGAACCTTTGTAAAGCAAGTTATTCAAAAACATATGGCAACTGAAGACCAAGATATTTTTAATATAGATGAA